ATAGTGGTGGAACAGATATATATTTAGATGGAACGGCAGTAGGTACAGGATTGGGAAGTCAAGTTACTATCAATGATGCTGCGTCTAGTTTGGCTATTGGAGCAAGGTGGACCACTACATATCCAACGGACGGACATGTGGACGAAGTTGCAATATTTGATGCAGCGTTAGATTCAAGCGACATATCTGCAATTTATAATAGTGGTGTTCCAACTGATTTATCTGAAGACGGCAACTTGGTAGGTTATTGGAGAATGGGGGACGGAGCTACCTATCCTACTATTCTAGATGAGAGTTCAAATAGTAATGATGGCACAATGACAAATATGGCAGAGGAGGATATAGTAGAAGATGTACCATCTGGTGATTAAAATAAAAATAAATAACAATGGCATACGAAAATAGAAAATATGTAATAATAGATGCTTCAGAAGTGAGTTCAGTTGATTTCTCAGAAGTAATGGAAACATCAGCAGATACTTTAAGATATTCGCTTGATGAAACGCAAACCTTAGTAAAATTTATTGGAGATACGCCAAGTTTTTTAGATGGGAAAACACAATATACTCATAGTGAAATACTTAATATTTTAAGTGGGGCAGAATGGACACTAGAACCACCAGAAATAGAATAAAAATTAATAATTAATAATAATAAATAATAAAAAATGGCAACAACAGTAACAGATGCAAATTTAACAGTAACTATCACAGATAGCGTTACTCTTAATGGACAGTCTTATGGCAATACAAACACCTTAACTATAGGAAGTATTGATGAAGTTTATAACAGAGTTGTAGAAGTTCCAATTTCTGCTTTTACTGCTATACTTCAACTTGGTACAACAGGACAAGGTTCTTTAACTGCTGCTAATGTAAAGTATATCAGATTCACTAACCTAGATGACACTAATTATGTTAATCTAAAGGTTTTTGGTACAGATACTATGGTTATAAAACTTGAAGCAGGTAAGTCTTTCATTATGGGTGGTGTAAGTTTTGATGCGATTGCTAGTGCAGATATAGCACAAGGGGCGGTTTCTCATAACGCAGCGTTTATAGCGTATGCTGAGGCAACAGTAGCAGCTTGTGATGTAGAAGTATTTGTAGCGTCAGTATAATGAAACTTAAAGTTCTTAGGTTTAGTAGCCAGGAGGACTCTACTAACGGATTACTTTTTAAAGAATCTGAATTAGGGCTGGACTTCCTGTGTTACACTTTAGAGGATGAACAAAGGGTTTGTAAGGTAAAAGGAGAGACAAGAATCCCTGCTGGGACTTATGAAATTAAGCTAAGAAATATTGGTGGACTACATGAAAGATATGCTAAAAGGTTTCCTGGTATTCATAGGGGTACTCTCCATGTTACTGATGTACCTAATTTTAAGTATATTCTCATTCATTGTGGCAATACTGATGACCATACTGCTGGATGTTTATTGCTGGGTGATTCTCAAGAAAACAACAAAATAATAAAAGATGGTTTCATAGGGAAATCAACCAACGCATACAAGAGGGTTTATCAGCCAGTCGCAAAAGCAATAGAGAAAGGAGAGAGGGTTACAATAGAGTACATAGATTTAGATAAAAAAGAAGAGTAGAACAATTTATTAACAATAAAATACAAAAAAATGAGAAAATTATTTTTAACAACGATTCTTGCTTGTGCAACAATAATTGCATCAGCACAATTTATGGTAGTTACTACTGTAGATATGTCTGGTGAGGATTGGGAAGTTTCAAGTCTAACAGATAACCTTGGAATTGGTTATAGTGTGGACAATATAACAGTAGGCCTGGTAAAGAATGGTGAAGAATATGATTTGTTTGGTAGATACAACATGAAAGATATGTATTTATCAATGCAGACAGCAACAGACTCAACAGATAACATGGTTGTGGGGGTTGGGTATTCTTTTGATTTAGGTAAAAGCATTTATGTAGAGCCTAATTATTCTATGCCTTTAAAAGAGGATGGTAATGGAGAAAGAAAAGGTGAGTTTAAGTTAGGTCTAGCGTATAAATTTTAATAATTATTAACTTTAAAAAATTTAAAAAAATGGAAAAAGTATTTAATATAGTAACAGGGTTTGTAAATAAAATGACAGGCCTATTTTTAACAATGCTGTCTTTTGGAGTAATGGCAGAAATTTTATTTGGGAGTCCAGTTATGGGAATGTCCGTAATCGGTAATGTAATGGATATAATTAATGTCCTTGGAGATAATGGGGTAGTAGGGATTATAGCATTAGTTGTTTTGTATCAACTTTTAGACACAAAATGCTGTAAGAAAGAATAATAGTAACTAAGATTATATAACCCACTGACGAGTGGGTTGTATAAATCTTTAATAACAATAACAATGACACTTGAGCTAGGAAAAGGAACGAAAATTAAACTAACATTAGAGTCCATGATAACCATAGGTACTGTGGTTATTGCTTTAACTACAATGTGGTTTACATTAAAGGCAGATATAGCAGAGGCAAAAGCGTTACCAAAGCCAGATATAACAAGGATAGAGTTTGATATGAAAGATGAGTTAATTCGCCAAACTATAATGACCACGCAGGATGATGTAAAGGAAATTAAAGAGGATATGAAGTTGATTAAACAAAAACTTTATGAATAAAATACATCCTATATATAAAATATTTTTATCTTATCTTTTATTAATATTTTTTATATTACTAGCTGGTAGTCTTTCTGGTCAAACAAAGTTTTGTGAACAAGAAATTTGTGTTGTAGAGTTTAATGCTGATTGGAATAAAAACAATAGTGTTCCTTGGTTAGATTCATTAGAAAATTGTGGAGTAATAAGGGTTTTTATAGATGCAAATAAGATAACACAACAACAGCAAAAAGATTATGGTATAAAAGTTGTGCCAACAATAATAGTTTTTAACGGTAAAGAAATTAAAAGATTCCAAGCCTGTTTAAGATTTAAAATGGGGGCAACAAGGGAAGAGGTGCAGGAGTTTGTTGATAACCAACTAAAACAATAGTTTGGATATACTGGGGAAAATATTTTCAACTGGGGCTACAGAACTTGTGAGGGAAATTGGTAATGTAGTGGATAATTTGGTTACAACCAAAAAAGAGAAACTTGATGCCAAACAGAAGATTGAAAACATGATACTGGGGCATGAGGCCAAAATGCAGGAAGAAGTAAGTAATCGTTGGGAGGCTGATATGGTATCTGATTCTTGGTTGGCAAAAAACATAAGGCCAATAACCTTAGCTTTTTTAATTTTAAGCACAGTATTACTTATTTTTATAGATGCTGGAACTATTGATTTCCATGTAGAAGAAAAGTGGACAAACTTATTACAAATAGTCCTTATCACCGTTGTTGGTGCTTATTTCGGTGGGCGTTCACTTGAAAAAATCAAGAAATAGTTTGATATATAGTTTTTTTTATTATCTTTGCAGAAATAAACTGTAAATATAATGAAACAATACAGACCAAGACTAAGTAAACAGGAGTATAAGGTACTTCTGTCCCACAGGAATAATAATAATGTGGGAATTATAGGAGACACCCACGAACCATTTTGCCATAAAGATTATAGAGACTTCTGTTACGAAGTCTTTTCTCGTTTTGGAGTATCAGAGATAGTTCATATAGGAGATGAGGTGGATAATGCAGCCCTCTCATACCATGAGAGCATGGTAGAGATGCCTAACGCTGAAAGCGAGGCAGAACAAGCTCAGAAGGCCATGGAGAAGTGGTATGAAACATTCCCAGATGTAAAAGTTTGTGTTGGAAACCACTCTGCATTACCTTTTAGGAAGGCAACAACAGCAGGAATACCAAGTAAATTTATGAAAACCTATGAGGAAATATGGAAAGCCCCTCCTGGATGGAAGTGGGATTTAGCCTGGGAGATAGATGGTGTCTTATATGAACATGGAACTGGTAGTAGTGGTATATCAGGGGCAAGAAATAGAGCAATAGCAAACAGACAATCTACAGTTGTAGGACATTCTCATTCTTTTGCAGGAATATCTTATATGGCATCTCGTAATGATATTATTTTCGGTTTAAATGTAGGTTGTGGCATTGATGTTGACCACATGGCATTTAGTTACGGTAAGAATTTCCCTAAGAAACCCACTTTAGGGTGTGGGGTCGTTATTGACGGAGGGAAGACTGGAATTTTTGCCCCAATGGACTTAGGGAGAAGAAATCTGTATAATTTTTAACCCAAATGAACGCTAATTTTCCTCTTTTATAGGTAAAAGTCCTGTAGTCTTTCTCTTTTATAGGGGGTAAATGAACGCTAATTTTCCTCTTTAAGAAAGTTTTTAAAAAATTTCTTTTGTTTTTCTTTTTTATGTCAATTATTTTTCTTTATATTGTAATGTTTTCATGTTGGTAGTCGCCTGACTACTACTTGTTTTAGTTAGTAGAAAGGGGGGGTTGTTCCCCCCTTTTTCATTCTTATCCCAAAAATAATTGTTAAATAATTTGGAATTGTAAAAAATTAGTTATTATATTGTATTGAAACTATTAATTAAAAACTAAAACAATAACTAAAACTAAATAAAACAATGACAAGAGATGAGTTAAAAGATAAAATTAAAAGGCAAATAAGAGTTTGCGAAAAGCAAATTGTTGATTATGAACATAAAGGATATACTGATTTAGAGTTTGATATTGAATATAACGATATAGCTTGGGAACAATATATGATTAATAATAAGCTATATAATTTATGTATTAAAGAAATTGAAAAATTAGAACAAGAAATTATTAATCTTAAAAACTAAATAACTATGGAATACAAAAAAGGAATTAAAATTTTAGATGATATGTTGGGAGATAAGCATATACATATATCGGATACTAAAAAAGTAAAAGTAATGCAAAGAAGTGTATATCATAAATACGCTGAGGTAGAAGTAGAAGTGCCTAATGATATTAAAGATGATGATATGCAAAGTTGGTTGGTTGAAAATGAGGACTTATATAATGATGAGATAGATGATAAAATATCAAAGGCAAAATATGAGTTTGGCTTTGGATTGGATAATGATGCAGGATTAGATGAAAAAGATAGCGAAAGCGAATGGAGATTTGAAGTTTTAACAGAAGGTGAAAATTATGGTGGACATTTATAATAACTAAAACTAAAAAATAATAAAATGAAAGATGAAATAATAGACCTATGGTTAGAGGCAGAAGAAGAGTTAAGAAAGGGAAATGATGATAAGTGTATGAAATTAAAAGATGAGTTTGCAGAAAGATATGATAAACTAAATAAGAAAGACAAAGAGTATGTTAAAGACTATTTAGATAGTGTAGGGGCATAAAAAATTAATAACTAAAACTAAATAAAATGGATAGAGAAAGAGTAATAGAAGAAATACAAAAGATAAATTGTAATCAAAGAAATAACATATATGAATTAGCAATTTTAGATAACAAAGAATTATTAGAAAGATTAAATGAATTAA